ATAGTTGTCAGGCAGTTTTCGATATACCAGCTTCCGGTCGGACCCTTGAAGCCATGCTCGAACATCCGAATGAACGGAACTTCTTCCTCGCCAGGAGCGGGAAGGAAACGAATAACGGCATAACCGTTACCAGCCTTATCGACGTTAGGATACCAGAAGCGAGTGTCCTTGCCGCCATCGTTTTGTTGATTCAGCTTTGCCAGTTCTGCTGTCAGCTTCTCAAGAGACTGACCGCCACGCTGAGCCTTGAGTTTTGCAAAATCCATATGTATTCTCCGTATGTTTTGTGTATTTGTATAATCGTATGTCTTGTGTAGGAGTTTCCTCCAACACTATTTATACTACGCCTTTTCAACGAAAAAGTCAAGCACTATTTTGTTGACCTTTTCTTTGTCGTAATTAACGAATGGCGTGTATTTCTTGATCAGCTGACCGATCTCTTGCCAGATGACATCTTCTTTTAGCTGTTTGTTCCAATACCTATAACACCCTACAAGATCCGTTAGGATACAGGCTGTTTCGATATTGATTTCGCCACCAAGATACAAAACCAAAAGATGACTTAACTGGCGATCTTCGATAGCAAAATTACGATCAAAAGGAAACTGTAGTTTGCTCAAATCTTTTTGTAACAGACAAGTCAAACTCTCTTTTCGTTTTAACCAATCCTGATAGGTTTTTTCTGCCCCATCGGAATATGCTATGTCGCGTATCCAAGTCTTTGGATACTTGACAAAATTAGCAAGCATGAAACCATGCGGGTCTCTATGTTTGGCAACCTTCTCGAAAAAGAATTTATCTTTGCGCTTACTGAAAGAATTTTCAGCATCTCCTCTAACCTTACCGTAGTATTTGAAATAATCATAAGAGGAGCTGTTGAAATGTCTACGTAGAGCCATGTAGTCTTGGTATACCTCTGACGGAGTCATATTCAGATTGGCAGCTTTGCTGTCTTCTTAAGGATGTTGAGGTTTTCTGCTTCAATCTGAATCATAGACTTCATCATAGGATCCTTCTTGATTAGAGTTGCAGCAAACTCAACTTCGACGTTGTTGATGTCACACCAATGAACAACAGCGTCGATGTATTCCATGTTATTTTCATTACAAAGTTTTCTTACGTCTGAAGAGAATGTTAGACACTTGGCTGGGATTTCTTTATCTGTTAATTCTAGCTCAATCATTTTCAATCCCATAGAGATTCATAATACTTGGCAAACAGACGCAGACCGTTTCTCATACGCTCTTTATGTTTTTCAAGACCCTTATGGTCGATTTTAAATGTATCGTTCGGACCATTGACCAGCTTGTCATCAATGATTTTAAAATCACTCATGCCAGAATAATAAGATTCTTGCCAATCCTCTCTGGCATGCTGCCTAAAAGCCCAGGTCATTTCACTGAGAACCCAAGCCCAACGAGCCTCTGCGTGAGCGTCCGTATGACCGCAATTCTTCTGTTCTTCAGACAATTCAGGAGCGGAGGTCGACTTGATGTTGTCGGGAACATCGTCGTCATCCACATAAGGATAACCCTGTTTGCTTTCCTGCAGCTTCTCAAGCATAGGAACCACGATCAACGCAAGAGTGTTATCCATGTTCCATACGTCGTAACCGTGAATATGAACGCAGATCTTACGCTGCCGTTTCTCGTAAATCCACTCGCAGAATTTACGAAACCATTTGACATCGTTAAGTTTCTCGCCCAGCTTCAAAACGAAATCTGAGTGAGGATCCTTCCAAAAGAAGATCTTCTGAACGATCTGATACGGACCAATCCAGTCTCTATACGGTCCGATGTTAATTTTCATTTGAATCTCCGGTCACATGAACGCGAGCCAGTTTCTGTTCGCGAGTCCAGTCAACAAGATAATCGTTCAGTTCGTCATGAACGCGGATAGCTTCTTCGTCATCGATTTCGCGAGAAGAAACAACCATTTCACCTAGATGCATCTGACCAAACTCATCAGCCTCTTGCATATGGACACTGTCTTCCGCCCATTCTTTTTTTTCAGTATCAACCACATACACCACGCGATACTGAGACAAAGCTTCAACTAGAAACTTAGCCATTACGATCTGTCTCCTTTTTCAATCATTGGCGTCGTGTGACGCAGCTCATATCTAAATCTGTACCATTCAAAACTGATACAATAACTTCGACGGTTCGCATATCTTCAAGACATGCCTCGACAGAATTCGATGTCAAGCTGATGTTCATGGGGCTGCCTCCCAGCATGAATGTTATAAGAAGCACTGTAAAAAATTCCATGATTTTCTCCTTTCGCGATAAGAATGGTAGTCCCACCCGGAATCGAACCGAGACCGCGCTCCAATCCAGAGCATACCCAGTGTATAAGGCTGGCGTTCTACCGTTAAACTATGGGACCAAACTAAAAATCAATTGTGGCAGGTGAGGTATCTCCATGCGATCCACAGAACCGATGGTTCCCATTCTCCTTTTACGGATGATCAGTCCGCTCTACTGTTCTCGAGACTTGCGTAGCCATACAGTAGACTTTACTTACCACAAACTTTTGGACCTGGTAGGACTTGAACCCACAACCAAACCGTTATGAGCGGTCCGCTCTAACCATTGAGCTACAGGTCCTCAATCGAAAGCGCCTTCCGCAGTTCTTCGTAATAGCTTTTCGTATTTTCTAAATCTAACGAACTGAAAAAGAACAACACTGCACCTAGGAAAAAGAGACTGAATGACGCAGCTAAGCCAAACACAAAATAACTCGCAGCTGCTACGATCAATATCGCGTAAATATGCAGTTTCAAATCTCCGATGAAGTTTTCGTAGTCTTCATTTTGCTTAATCGTTACAGCTATAACAGCTGCAGCAAAAGACTTAGCGAAGAAATACAAAAAAACGTTAACGAAAACAATCAGCAAGACCGAAAGCATTATCATCTCCGAAAAAATGGCGGACCTGGAGGGAATCGAACCCCCATCGTACAGCTTAGAAGGCTGATGCCTTATCCGTTAGACCACAGATCCATAAGTAATTATACCCTACTTCCGGGTAAAAGTCAATCGTTAATTTGGAACACCGAGAACCGAACACCTGGGTTTGATTCTGGCTTATACACACTGGCGTAAGACTCTTTACCACCACCGAGGCTGGGTAGAGTTACAACATAGCACTTTTCGATAGCTCTCCAGGGTGTCATTACGTTCTTGTAATAACCGTAGCAAGGTTCTAGTCCATCTCGGTCACCGTTCTTGTTCTTACGGTAGTCAGGGACTCGGACTCGATGTCCATCGATAATCGTGAAATCGTAGCTTGTCATTTATTTATACCTTCAACAGAATGGTGTTTTCGTTAACTCGATGCTGTAGCACGCAGGTCTTGAGCGAGGCTATCATCTTACCGAAAGCTCTTTTACCACCACGCAGAGCGATTTCAATATGCTCCTCAGTCTTGCGACCGATGCGATAGGTTTTGCTCTTTTCCTCATCGTAATTCAGGATCGTAGCACCCTTGACGTCTAGACCCGACTTCCCTACGGCTACGAAGTGCGTAAGCGTCTTGTATCGGGTATTGAACGTAACGAGCTCCTCAGCACCCAGAACCTTTTCTGGGTTGATAGAAACCACCTTGAAATCCTTGCTCTCTTGCTGAAACTTAAAACCCTTCAGCTTCTTATCCGGAGTGATAACCTTCTTCTTACGGATCGCAGGCTTTTTGTTGGAAGAATGCCGATCGCAATCAGCCAGGATACTGGCATAGAACGCTGCGCGCTGCTTCAGCTGCGCTGAGGTGAAGTTTGCGTAGCCTTCTTTCAGCCCAGAGTCAGCATTACGACTGATCAACAGCGCAGCCTCCTCAGCGATCGGACGAAAGAATTCTGCAACGATCTTAGCCTGGTTGGCAGGAATCTGTTTCTGCTGTAACCAATCGTACATAGACAGAGTCCAGCCATTCTTGTCAATGGCTTCGTCGAACTCGCCGATAAACTCCGAAACCTTATCCTTGATACGGTCCTGGATATTTACCTTCGGTAGCTCGGGCTTCTTGTCTTCATCAGTCGTCTCAGTCTTAGCGCCTGCCTTAGTGAACATCTCCTTGATACGCAACTCGAGCTTCGCCATGTAGATATCGTTGAGGATACCACCACGCGTCAGAATACGCGCGAGCCAACCAGCCTGTAGGTTTACCCAGGTCTCGGGAACACGCTTCAGGGTCTTGATATCGTCATTGCGCTTATTAGCCTTGAGATACGCCTCGACGTATTCACGCGCATCCACGCGCGAGCACATGTAGTTATACCAGTTAAACACTCGAGTCAGATTGATATCGTTGACGATCTTACCCTTGACATCTGGCTCATCTCCCATATATTTTAGATCAGCGATGCGCTGCACCGTCTTACCGGCACGAACCTTTTTAGGTTTTGACGATTTGAGTTTAGCAACAGCCATACGATTCAATCCTTCTCGAGCGTTTCACAAACTTATAACGTATTATAACCCTATTTTGAAAAAAAGTCAAGAGTTATTTTTCAACGGCGATTCAAAACCCTATGCTCTTCTCGCTTCTGCGCGTTTTGTTTAACTGTCACCCATTCTAGATTCGAAGGATGATAGTTCTCAACAACGTGATCAATATGATTGACTTGGTATCCTCCTCGAAGCAAAGCTTTGACTGAATCAGGCGTCTGTTTCCATTCCGACTTGGTCACTCCAATTGGAACTGGAAACTTATGCCATGTTTCGCAAACAACTCTATGAGCCATTTTTGTGTGGCTCTTACCATTTATGTTAAGAGCAACTTTTGGGTATGGACAGTTACCAGAGGCTTTAACTACGAGTTTACGTAAATAATCACCTCGCTTAGTGCTCCAAATATCTCCGTTCCGACAAACGAAATAATCCGGAATAACTTGTCCATCAACAATCACAGGCTTCATTGTATTGGTTGTCATTTTCGTTTCTTTCATTTCAAAGGTGTTGGCATCGGACTGATGGGTGAAGAATTTTCGTTCTTCACCCAAGGTAATCACTGGCTCAAGTGGCTTCCGCCATCTCGAGCGCAGTCTCAAGAGCCTTGGTCTTCAGGTTCTTGTTGTAACCATACCAAGCCGAAGCCAGGCGAGTGTCAGCAGTACGACCTGCCAGGTGGTCCGTAAGGTAAGTCACGGTGTTGAATGCCTGCCACCAGGATCCACGAGCGAACTCGGCACCAGGCTGCGTATCAAGCACGCCGAGAGCAACGTTGGCGTTCTTGCTGATCTCCTTCTTGGCGTTATCGCCACCAGCAACCGGGAAGATGCGCTTGAAGTAGTCAACTACGTTCTCGTTGGTGTAACGCTTCGAACCCAGGAACTGAGCCATTTCCTTGTACTTCGCCAGCTTCTCAGCCGCGATGCCCAGCATCAGCTTGACGTTGTCACCATCAAACTCGCGACGGTGGGAGATCTTCACCATACGCTCCACCTTGGTATTCAGCGACAGCGTAAGAGTGTTATTGCAGACGACACGGATCGGAGTGAACCGAACGTCAGTGCTGTAACCATACTGGTGGAAGTTCGTGAAGTGCAGGTAGGACTCAACGCTATCGCCACCGAACAACGAGAAGCCATCCTTCAGCTTTGCCAGAGCCCAGACGATCTGACCACCGCGCAGGCTGCCAGCAGTATGCATCTCCATATCGCCCTCGGCGATGAAGTCATTGAAGAACTCGAAAGCCTCGGAGTTCTGCACCGGATTCCAGTCGTTGGAGACCACACCAAGGATCTTGTTATCGGTCTTACGAACAAGAGCCGAGCGATCCACGGAGACGTTCTTGCCACCAACCTTGGCGAAAGCTTCAATCTTTTCCACTTCCCAATTCAGACCAGCAGCCTCGAGCATCTGCTCGGGAGTCAGGTCGTCAGGGACGCGAGTGCCCAGACCGTGCCAGGGAAGATCCCCAGCGTAAGCCATTTGAGCCTTACCGTTAACGAATTCAATTTCATGAGCCACTGTTCAGGTTTCCTTTTCTGTTTCAACCTTATAAAAGCATCTTAGCCTAGTTTCTGAAATAAGTCAAGCACTTTTTTAGAAAAATTACGTGGCAGCCGCAGCTTTCTCGCGAGCAGCCTGATCCAGCTGTTTCCAGTATTTTGCGATGCGCATCGTACCACGAGAATCAACCTTGAGCCAACGCTCCACCTGCCAGGGCTGCAGCGTCTTATGCTTCAAGAACGTCTTAGCGGTAAGAGAACCGCACTTCGCGTCCGAGCCAGTGAACCCGATAGAATTCTCGGTGTTCGTCGAGTTCGTCTGGCGCTCGGACTCCGTCTGGCGCTTGAACAGGACCAGGCAGGCTCGCCCAACGATCTGGGCTTGCTTCTCGGGGTTGGCTGCCTGGATCATCTTAGTGAGGCTATCTTTGGTGACCATATCTTTATCTCCTTTGTTTCAACCTTATAAACTCATATTAGCCCATTTTTGAAAAAAAGTCAAGGAGTTTTTTTGTTAAAAAAGATTAATCTTACCGACCGATGTCGAAATAGGACTCGGACTTGCTGCCGGCATACATCTCTAGGATGGCACGAGCCACCATGATAGCCTGCTCCTTACTCATAAGAATACTCTGCTCAACCTCGCCTTTTGACGAGACATCGCGAATCTCAACGCAGCACAAACCATCGCGGTCCGGACCAACGTGAAAATGATTTCCTGTGTCCGAGTCATGGATCTGAGTGACTCGCTCGATATAGAACTGCTTCATCTTATCTTCCTTTTTCAAATTGAACCGCCATCGAACCGCGCCAGAATCAAATCCAGCTTGGCATCTAACTTACGAAGAAGCTCAAGAGTTTCGCTATCTTCTTCCTTCTGGTCTTCTGCAGCCAATTCCGGGAAAGACTCGTTGAAGAGATTTTCTTTCTCTTTCTGAGTCATAAGTTCCCAGCAATAAACGAACAGATCGCCATCTTGATAAAGCTGCCAGCGAAAACCCTTTGAGTCAACGTAACATGCGTTGTCTAGGATGTTCTGCCAGGTTTCCCAGTATCCGCAGCTTCCAGGACCTCGTAAAAGAATCTTTACATCTTCTGGATCATAACCTTCCCAGGAATTACTGCCTTCCAAGCTTGTTTGTGCAAACGTCTGAGGAATATAAACGCCGTGCCTATCGCTCAGAATAATATCAACACCAGACATATTTCGTTTCCTTTCAATCGTTTTCGCGTTCAATACCGAAGAAATTACAATATTCTTCGTCGGTCATAAGTTCGAGGCAGTAAGAGAACAAGTCACCTTCCTGCCACAAACGCCAGACATTACCGTTCTTATCGATGTAACAAGCGTTAGATACGACATTCTCCCAGGCTTCCCAGTAGAACTCGTTTTCAGTATAATCAGGACCAGAAAGAAGGCAGTCACGATCGTGATCGGACACACCCCATTGATCCATATGATAGCTCTCAGCGAAGTTTTGAGGAATATATACTCCTCGCGAGCCGCTTATCAGGATTTCAAATCCACTCATTTTCATACCCTTTCAATCATCATCACATTACTGATTATACCGGGATTGGTAAAAAAGTCAAGGACTATTTCAGTCCTCGACAGAAAGATCGAGTTCCTCGTCGGCGACGTAGCCTTCAGAGAGGGCACCGAGCAAATGCCGCTGAACGGCAAAGTACTGGAATTCCTGCACGACTCCTCCCCAACACACCGACACCACGTAAGCGCGAGCCATCACCCGAGCCTCAGCCAGATCGCGAGCTACACCCACCACGGAGCGCTCGTAGGAATCACCGAAATCCACAACCAACAGTTCCATGTTCAGGTTTCCTTTTCTGTTTCAACCTTATAAAAGCATCTTAGCCTAGTTTCTGAAATAAGTCAAGC